CATTAATATTGATTGTAGTTGACATTATATATTCTTCACCCCACTACTAAAATTTCTTATCTTAAATGAAACTTTACATTCTACTAATTTAGTCATATTCTCTAATAATTCAAAATCCATTATGAAAGGATAAGTTGCATCACAATTACCCCAGTCATTGAATACCATCGTATTGCGGTATTCCACTATATTAGCTGAACGGATACGACCTTCTAACAAATCTTTTATTTCTTGTAAAATAAATTTCGTAATCTTTTCTTCTTTTTCATCAAAATCTTCAAAATCAAATCCTACTGGCATATTGCCTCCTATGCATATTCAGGTGGTTCAAGCTCAAATACTATTGCATAACCCATTATTGTAAAATCATATTTATCACTTATATAAGGTCTTGGCTTAATTGCCCTTGCCCGTTGTCCTCCCCCGCCTAATCTGATACGATACCATTTAGTAGTATTGACAGTCATGGTCAAATCCTTATATGTTTCACTATTATCATCAAGCGTATAGTAAAATCTCAAAGCTGTTCCTGTCGTAGTCTTTATCTTGATATAGAAGTCATACCATTGTTTATATCTTTCAGGCATTCCTAAATCAAGCGGCTCGATACTGTCATAAGCTGTAATAGCTGAGCCGTCATCTTCAAGCCCATTTAATACTTTATAAACTCTACCCTCTGTATTACTTCCTCCATATAATTGCAAGCCATCTGTCCCTCTATCCCAGACACTAAAACAGCTAAAAGCAAAATCATATACGCCATAAGATTTATTTTTCAGGTCAATCCATATAGTCTCTGAGGGAACGGTCGAATCCCCCTTCGGATAGCAAAGCATATATTTATCATCAAAATAGGTTGCACAACTTAAATGTCTGTAAGTGCCATTTATGTTCGTCTTGATGTATTCATTTACCGCTTTACTAAATATCCCCGAAGTTGTGCCGTCAAAATAATTTATACCATTAAAACCAAGATAAACTAAATTATCACAATTTACATAAGACCGCATAGCTACACAACCTTCAGTAGAATGGCTATTCTTAAACTCAAAATTATCCTCATCAGTGCCTACGAGACGTTCAATGCTATCTTCTGTTGCCACAGGTAAAGCAGTTAACTGTTCAAGTAAACCCATTATTTTCTGGCTGTTACCTGTCCGTATTCTCCACGAAGCAGGGAAATATTCCACATCTGAAGTATGAGAAGGATAAAGATAATCATTATAAGCAAGATAAAGTTTGTTTCTACGCTTAGCAATTAGATGTGAGGTGCTTTGTGGTGCAGTATGGTCGGTTGCCGCCTCACTACCTAATGCGGTATCTGCAATAGTAGAGGTGTAAGTGGTAGTAGTATTATCATTAACAACCCCATCATAATAATAAATCGCACCGCCAACTGATGTTCGATAGATATATCGTTTTGTAATTTTAGCGTCACTTGAATTAACAATAGTCAATTCAATACTATCATCTGCTACACAGGTTACAGCGTCGCTGACAGGTGATAAATTACTCTCATAACCATCTTCATCTACATAGGTATAGGCAAATTTATAATCACCTGCACCTAAAGACCCGCCTGAACCTTGTGCTACCCCTGTCGGTTTAGCGGCAGGTGGGGTAATACCTACCGTTCTGACATTAGTAAGATTATATTTAAAGACCCCATCTGCACCGTTTAAAAAATAGCAGTGATTAAGGAAATCGCAAAAGTAAGTATCACTATCAGCAGTTAGCCCTGATTTAATAGAAGTTGCACCCCACGGATCAGTTTCAGCTAACTTATATATAACAGTATTCCAGGCTACAAGAAACTCTTTAGATGATGTATTTTGTTTATAAAATCTGTGCATTCCCACTATTTTATGGTCTGCACCTATAGAGGTTGTATTATATTTAGAGTAGCCTTTACGCTTGACAAGATTACCATATTCGTCCAGTTTTAAATTATGTAAACCTCCTGGCTTTCTTGGTAAATCTTTTAATTTTATTTGTGATGGACTAAGATTATTTAACGCTTTCCATACTTGCTTTGGCATTTTTCTTAATTCCTTTATGTAATCCTATTTTTTTATGACATTTTTTACAAAGAGTTATTCCGTTATCTATTGCAAATCGTAACTCAGGATTCCTTTGCTTATACTATTTTTATGATATTCAGTTCTTTTATAAATTCCAGTTGGCATGTAATCTCCTTTAGTCAATCGAACTATAAGTACTGCCATAATTAGTTGAATAGGGATGTCTTTTTCTCACATAGGCGGGAATGATTTTCATTCCCTGATTTTTATCACCGTTTAAGATTGCATTTGCAATATATAATCCATGTTCAAATTTAGCCATCCACTTGTCGCCCTTTGTATCTTCTGACTTCTTATACCAGCACATAGCTACGGCATAATCTCTGATATGACGTCTAAAAGCTACCGTCCTATAATCACCTGATAAAGGAACTACCGAGCCTGATAAGGCAGTTGCCCTCTCTATACCGTAATATTTCACTACACCGCCGGCAGAAGGTTTGGGATAGAAGCCCAGCATATCGCCCCGCTTATAGAACTGAGTAGGATCACCCGTATCATCACGCCATGTAGTTCCGCCGTGTTCGTCAAGTGCTTTTAGTGATGTTTGGGTCAAGGGGTCATCGTTATATAAGACCCCGCCCTCATCAAGTGCAATAAAATCAGAAGATAGACGTATCTCCCTGTCATTTTTGATATCATCAGCGGTTAAAGTATGGGAATAAAACTTTGACAAGCATTTGGTAGTGGTGGCAAAGATTTCTTGAGCTTCATTAATCCAATCTTCGATTTCTGAAGTTAACCAAAATCCCTCTGTCGTTTCGTTTATTAAACTTCTAACGCTTGCTACTAATTCTGCTAAGTTCGCTAACATACAATCACCTTACTTTTCTTTTTTCTTTGACTGTTTCATTACTTTATCGAATGATTTAATGAGAAATACGACATTATTGTTTAATATAGTAATCTTATCTATAATCTCTGCCTTATCCTTATCTAATCTCTCAAATATATCATCACGATATATTGGTATCCTTGTTGGCATAATTAACCCCCTTTCATCATTTTATTAATCTACTATTAAAAATACCTCTCCAGCAGTCCAGTCCACATAACAGCCTTCGGAAAACTTTATACCTTCAGCAGGTATATTTGGCTCATCAGTTAATTGGTTAGCCATAACAGCAAGAGCTATCCTCTTTTTGGCGGCAGTTTTAGAGCTGTCTGCCTCATCATAAATATTACAGGTAGTAGCCTCTGTATGAACTAATCTTGCACCGTATATAGTAATCGGCACATCATAGGCTAATTGTGTATCTGCGGCAATTCTAATAATTTGCATAACATCACTTCCTTTTTATTCAATTACTAACTTCCCTAATTTATAGAGCAAATCAGGTTTTATTTTAGTATCACCGAACTGGTCAAGTTTAATCGGCTTAAATGGTATCTCAATCTCTTTTTGGCTTAACTCATCATATTCTTTGGCAAACTTAAGCAGGTTAGTTTTGGTCACGTCATACTCATTTAATTGCTTACCTTTTTTATCCTTTTTAAACAGTGGTTTGCCATCCTTGCCCTTTTTGGCATACTTAACGGCTAACTGTAATCTAACCTTCTCATGTGCTTTAATTTCCCTTACTATCACGTCCATGAACCGTTTAAACCAGTAAGCAGTCTTGACAGGTAGTTCCAGTGACATAACTTCATTAAGCCCTAATTGCATACCTCTGATTTCATTTAAGGTAATTTTCATATTCCCCTCCTTTTATTTACTATCTTCTTTAACTTTTATCTCTGGACATTCTAAAACTCTTTTGACTAATTCAACTTCATTTTTAGAGAAACCTTGAAAACCATCAACGGCACTTTTAATCTTCTGATAATCTGTTTCTTCAAGTAATATTTCTTTATCGGCTTTCATTATCTTTTCAGCTATGATATTAGTTTCAAGTAATGCCTTACCTGATAATCTTAAGTTCGGATGAAACATCAATTCTATAAGTGAAGTTTTAAAATCATAAGGTAATGACCGAATATTACCCTTTTCATCTCTAACTGAAATTGTATATTTCTCGAGATTAAGTTTTCTCATTTGGGTTATTCCCCCTTTCTTAAATTTTAGGGATGTTTACAAAGGCACACCCCTAAAGCCTTTAATTAATTTTTAAGCTGCAGCATAATATGGTATGTATTTTTTAACACCACCAACATTAACGTTAATCCAACCACTTTCTGCTGTAGCACTTGGGTCTATAGCTGAAGCATCTCCATCCTGAAAATCTATCATTACTTTATCAGCAGTAATGTCTATTGAAGCACCTGTAGCAAAAACTAATTCATCTCCACTTTCATCCCAAAGCATATAAGCCCCAGCGGTTGCACCGAAAAATTTAACATCATGCCCGGTATCGTCTACGCCAATGGTAAGTGTTCCAGTTATTTGCATATTACCTGTTTGTGTGAAAGCTCCAACTAAAACTACACCATCACCGGATTCATCCCAGAGCCAATACTTGCCAGAGGTAGCTCCAAATAGCTTAACATCATGACCAGTATCATCTGCTCCTACATTTATAGGGGTAGAAAATTTAAGTAATGTATCAGCTACTATATCAAGTTGTCCATCAGCGCTTGAATAGATATACAAGCCACTATCTCTAAAATATGCTTTCCCGGTAGAATTAAACATAACATTCTTGATTTTCATTCCACCGAAAACATCGCTTGAATCATAGGCTAAAGCCGCATAAAGTTCACCTCTACCAAAGCCTTCGCCTATATGTTTAGTAATTGTCTGTGACATTATTTGTCATCTCCTTTATATTTTACAGGGGTAGGAGTTAACGTCCTACCCCCTTCCTATTGTGTTAATCTGTAATTACTTTAGTCTATACAGGTGTTGAAGTTCCGCTTAAGAGCTGTACTCCGAACAGTCCGTTTAATACGACTGCCACAAAGTAGGCTTTCCATGATACATAACTGTAAGCA